AAATTAGATAAACCAAATTGGTTTTGTGCTAGTGTTCCTTGATTAGCAAAAGCTTGTTGTGCTAATTGATTAGCTTGTGTAAATCCTTGTTGTAATAATCCTGCTTGTAATGCAGCTCTGCCAGATAAAGTATCAGCATCGTATTGTCCTAACATCGCTCCTTCTCTACCACCACCAAAATTTCCAGAAGCTACTGCTTGATCTTGTATCGCTTGTCTGTCTCCAACTCTTGATGTGTCAAACGCATCTAATGTTGTGTCAATAACTTGTTGTTGGTATGGAGACATAAAAGCTGAATATGCACTTGGTCCCGTTAAACCTGCTTGAGCAGTTATATTTTTTGTAGCTTCAGTTAAATATGGTGCGTAAGATCCTACACCTTGTTGTGCTAAAGTTTGTGCTTGCGTTTGTAAAGGATCCATTGCCGCAACAAATGGGTTAAGTCCCGTTATCCCCGGTCCCGCAGCCCTTTTGCCTGATGCGTCTAGTCCGCCAGTAAATGTGCTTGTTTCAATCGGAGCCGAATACGTGGCTACCGACTGCTTGGCAAAGTCCTTGGCTGTATCTTCTAAATAATCTGGTAATGCCATTATGCTATCCTACTCTCCAACATTTGTGCGGTATCAAACATCCCTTGCGCAGGGTTACCTTGCGACTCTTCGGATACTTCTCCGCCTTGTTCTAAATTGTTCATTAAATTTTCCATAACTTCGGCGCCTTTATCTATATCGCCGCCTCCTGCATTTCTTACAGCATCTGCTGTAAATACAAATTCGTTTTTACTTAATCTTGCTGGTACATCATCTGCTCTTT